GGAGAAGGAAAATGTCATTTCCGAGACGTTGCCGACGCGCTTCAGCGGGCGGTTCTCGAAGGTGGATCCGCCGGAGTAGAGCGCCATCGATACCTGGCCCTTGAGGCGGAATGCTTGCATGGTCATGAGTTGGTCCTTTCGGGGATCAGGCGGCGGCAAAGTGCGCCGGAATGGAGAAGCCGATCGACGTGCGCAGCACGCGCCCGTCAAACTGGGTGTCGAGGCCGTCGAGCATCTGCGGGTGTTGCATCGGCGCGTACTGCCACGAGAGCAGCGCCGTGATGCCGTCCTCGAGCATGGACTGCGCCGCGGCTTTTTCCGTCGGCGAGGCGTTCGGCAGGTCGGTGTAGACGGAGAAGCTGTAGGCAGCGTCGTAGGTCACCGCATCGCCGCGCACGGCATCGGCGAGCACCAGGCGCTCGAGGCGCACCTGGCCGGCGACGACTGGCATGGCGTCGTCGGTGAAGTCGATGAGGTCGTAGGTGCCGAGCAGCACGCTGTCGGCGGCGAGCTGCTGCGCGAGGCGGGCGAGGATGGCGGTTTCGGTTGGGGCCATCATCACAGCCCATTCCAGAAGTTGTCGCCCTCTGCCGCCAAAGCTGGAAGCGTGAGGCATTCCAACGTTCCAGCGTCCATCTTTGTCTTGATTGCATCGAGTATCGTCCGCAGATCGCTGACACGGCACTTTGTGGTCGACATCGACCCGTCCGCTGTCGAGGTTGCTACGATTTCGTGGAACGTCACCCAACAATCCGACCCGGCAGCGGCAGCGTTATTGATGATGTCCGTGACGTTCGTGACGTTTGCCACCTGCGATGCGGTACTGCCGGCCCAGGAGGGATTCGCGCTTGGCGCGCAAAGCCGTGGATATCGCGGCATGGCGTCCGCATTGGTGTAAATCAGCTTGTTTGCCGCGGACGAACTGCGCCCAACGGTGAAGCCGGCAGCGATGAATGCATCAAGCGTGGATGTATCACCCGTTGCCGACTGAAACACTCCCTGCGGCCAGACGTAGCAGGCATCGCACCCCGGCACATATAGCCCGTTGTCCAGCAGATAATCGCGCGCAACCTCTGCATCGGCTAACTGCGAAGCCGGGTCGTTTGGATACAACGTGATCAGATTGGAATCCGCCACCCCGGTCGGCCCATGCGCTACACAAGCATTTCCCTGGTTGAGATACGCTCGCAGTTGGTTCAGCGTTGCATAGCTACTGCTTACCCCTCCCACGAGCTGCGGGATAATCGACGCAGTCGATACGATGCCCCTGATCGCGCACTCTACGGCACCGATCTTGAACCAGCTTTCGTATCCGTCGTCGGCGACCACAAAACACCTGCCTTTCGCCGGTTTGTTCGCCACGCCAACCGCATAGATGTAGATTGTGGCCACCGTCGCCGCCACGGGCGTAATACGCAGTTTTGCAACCCCGACCGTGAACGGCCACGATATTGAACCAGTAATGGAGGCTGACGGACGAGAGAACCGCGCAAGGCACGCGCCGCCTTGCTCCCGCCATGAATTGACAGGCGCTGCAGAAAACGTCGCGCCGAGGCTGATCAGCGCGTAGTTGGTGCTGTACGTGGCATCCGGGGTGATGTAAATCGACATCCCGGAAACACCGTCGTCATACCCGCCGTCGTAAGCGACGTACAGGTCGCCATCAAAAGTGCACCCAATCAACTGCGAAAACGATATTTCTGTCGTCGTGCCAGCACCAGTAACAATTTTCAGCGCCATCGTGCCGTTTGGTCCGGTTTCGTAGCTCAGAGTCGGAGACCCCAGAACCGCCGTAACCTGACCGATCGGGCTTGATGCGCTACCTGGGAAAACCTGTGTCGGCGATCTCGATTGTCGAGCGGTGCGCGACCGCATGGAAGTCACACTTATTTGTGATTGCGCAATGACAATATCCGCTTCAGCACCTGCAGCCACCGCCTGCACATCCGCCAGCCGATACTCGAGCGAAGTCGGCACCGTGCTGCCCGTCACGCCGATGACGCCCTCGATCGCCTCGACCGCGTTGTTGAGCTGCGAGAGCTGCCCGGACAGCGGAGTCACAGCGGAATTCGTCGGCGTGCTCGGAGTCGGGTTGGTGAAGTTGTCGAGGGTCTGCGGAAAAGCCATGTCGGTTCCTGTTCAGGTGTTGCGCACGAGTCCGGCCTGCAGCTCGTCGGCGTTGATCCGCCGCGGGATGCCGGTGACGGTGTAGGTCACGCCTTCGGCGGTGATCTGGTCACCGGCCTTGATCGGCGGCCCTGCCAGGAATCGCAGCGTGTGCGTGGTGCGGCTGCCGGCGTTGAAGAAGTCTTCGTCTGCCGTGTCGAGCAGCCCGCGGAAATCCTGCGTTGTGCCGTCGTACTGCGTGCGCGGGTCGTCGTAGCCGCGGCCAGAGTCGTAGCTGTACGCGACCGTGCAGAGGACGGCGAAGCCATGCGGCGCGAGCGCGTAGCAGTCGGCGGCGATCTCGTCCGGATCGCTGCCGACCGGCCCGATGTACTGCCCGCCGTAGTTGTAGCGCGGGTCGTCAAAGGGCCGCGGGGCGTCGTATGGCCGGCCCATCATGCCGCCTCAAGGATCTCGACGCGCCGCGACGGGCGCTCGTCGGCGAGGCGCCGCGCGATGTGCTCGTACTTGTTCGCCAGCGCGTGCAGGGTCATGCGCGCGACAGTTTCTGCCCAGTAGCTCGCCATGCACGCCGAGCCCTTGGTTTTGGTGTCGCGCGAGCAGAATGCGGCGGCGACGTTGTGGATGCGGTGGCACGGATGGCAGGCGACCGACGCCTGCGCGGTCAGGCTGGCCGTGTTGACCCATCCGGCAGTCAGGTTGCGCACCGACGAGTGCGACAGCATGATGATCTTCGGCACCTGCTCCATGGCGACGACGTTCGCGAAGACGGATTCGCTGGCGACGACGGCGTCGACGTGCAGCGCCATGGTGGCGGCAAGCCGCAGCGGCCATTCCTGGCCGACGACAATGCCGTATTCGTGGTCATCGACGACCACATCTTCGACGTCCGGCAGGTTGGCGAGATCGCCGACCAGCAGCACGTGGACGCCCCAGTCCGCCATGATGCGCAGGTACTCCTGCGCATGCGGCCAGCTCTTGAACGGCCCGCTGCCGACAGGCGAAAGCAGCACGGCCGGGCCGCGCAGTTTGGCGCGCGCGCCGACTGCCCACTCGCGCTCTGCGGCGCTCGGGTAGAAGCGCTGCCGGTTGGCGGCCCCTGGCGGCAAACCGGCATAGCAGTGCACGGTCTCGACATAGTTGTCGTCCATCAGCCGCGCGCGCACGTCGTGCGGCAGGTAGAACGCCTGCTCGCTCTGGTGCGGCAGCAGGCGGCCCTCGACGCTGCCATGCAGATTGACCCAGCGATCGTACTTGACTGCCTCATGGCACCAGTATTCGACCGATTCCTCGTCGTTTAGGATGTTGCGCGGCAGGACGCGGAAGGCGGCGATGTGCGGGTCGTGCTTGAGGATTTCCAGCCCGTTCTCGGCGCAGTACACGGTGACGGCATAGCCGGCGTCGTGCAGGTGCGCGGCGACCGATGCGGCCCACAGTGCATCGCCGTTGCCGCCCATGCGGACGATGCCGGCGGTTTTCTGCGGCCGCGGCGCGCGCCAGGGGTGCTGCTGGCCGGCGCCGGCGGATTCCTTGCGGAAGACGAGAAGGAACGAGTACTCGTCGGCATCGCCGCGCACCTGGTGCTCGAGCAGCGACCAGTCTGGGAAGGCGAGCGAGCAGAAGTCGACGATCAGATCTGGCGTAAAGTCGTGCTTGTGGTCCGGGTTTGCGCCGGGCTGGCCGATCCGCGGGTACAGGTCGGCGTGCGGCAGGTACAGGCACAGGTGACCGCCGACCTTGAGAAGACGCCACCATTCGCGCAGCGCTCCGTGCCAGTCGGCGATGTGCTCGAGCAGGTGCGCCGAGAAGACGTTCTCGGCCGATGCGTCGGAGAAGATCGGCAGCGATCCGCCGTCCGGGACCAGCAGGTCCGGCTTGATGTAAGCGCCGAACAGAGCCGAATCGCGGCAGTTGTCGATGCCGACCAGGTGCGGCCAGACCTTTGCCGGGCCGCAGCCGATGTCGAGGCCGCCGCGGGCGAGGTACGGCAACACCTCGTAGCGGATCTTGCGTGCCTCGTAGCCCTGCGATGTCGATGCGGTCCAGACCATGTTGTTCAATCCACCCGGATAGTGCGAATGAATGGCTCGCCGCCCCCGGCGTGGAGGCGCCTCGCCCGTTGGTCCCGCAGGGTAACGGGCGGGCGAGGCAGGGGGGGGAGCACGAGAGACCCTTGGTTCAGTCGATCAGCCGGCCAGCAGGTCGTCGATCTTGGCGAAGCAGCCGGGCTGCCTGACGACGAAGTCGGCGAACTGGTTGAGCGTGATCTTCACCTGGCCGGTGTCGGCCTTGGTGTATGGATCGACGGTGATGTCCGGCGCGCCGAACAGGCCGAGGATGCCTTCCGACCAGTCGCTGCCGAAGATGGCCGCCGAGCAGACGGTGGTCGAGGTGCCCTTGGTCAGGTTGGCCGGGACGTTGTTCGACACGGCTGCGCGGTAGCCGTTGAGCGGGAAGGCGCCGGGCTGCCAAATGAACGGCAAGTTGGTGCCGAGCTGGGTCTGCTTCAGCTTGCCTCTGGTTCTGGTGTTGATCAGGTAGCCGGCGCGGCTGTCCGGTTCGGCATTGGCATTGGCGCACGCGGATTCGAGATCGACGAAGTGCGACCACGCCGGCGCGAGGCCGTGCGTGCCGCCAACGACGGTGCCGATGCCGGTCGTGTTGCGGATGCCGGCGTATTGCGGGCTGGTGCCGTTGCCGTTGATCGACAAAGCTTCGATCACTACCGCAGCGCCCATGACGAGGTCATCGCGGAGCATGCCCTCGATGGGGATTGGCGACTGGATAATGGCCTGCTTGCTGGTCACGACAAAGGCTGCGGCGCGCTTCGGCGACAGCGTCACCTCGGCTGTGAGCGGGTTGGTCGCGCTGGCCGAGCCGATTTCCGTCAGCGTGCCGATGGTGCTTGCCGTGGTCTTGCGCGGGATGTCGACGGTGGATGTGAGGCCGCCGAGCACGCGCACGCCGAGCTGGCCGAGCACCAGCTTGTTGCGCAGCACGTCGGCGAACAGGTCGCCGCGCATTTCGGTCGGGACCAGGTTACCGGCTTCGGTCGTCGTGCCGACATTGAAATCCCGCTTCATGGCGAAGGCTTCGGCCGGGACGAAGAAGCCTTCGGCGCAGCGGCCCAGGATCTTGGCGACGGCTTCCGAGCACTCGCGCTCGAGGCCGGCTTCGCGCCAGTCGCCGAGAAGCTGCGCGCGGATGGCGCGGCCGAGGCTGTAGTGGCGGGATTCCTTCTGCGACAGGCCGACGGAAACGCCGACGCTGGTGTCGGTGTGGCGCGACTGGACCTTCTCGATGATCGCATCCTTGACGCGATCAACGCTCCAGCCTTCGCGGATCCACTGCTGCAAGTCGTTGGGGCCGAGGTAGCGGGCATACTGCGCGCCGATCGACATGAGGGCGTCACGCCGCTCGATCTCGAGTTCGGCCGGGGATTTTTCAATGCTCATGGTCTTGGTTCCGGTGATGATGACCGGCGCTGCGGCCGGCGGGGTTGGCTCTGGCTGCCGGGCGGCGCCGGCGACTGCTTGCGGATCTTCGATGGTCTGCGCGGGCATGACGCCAGCCCGGCCGACGCCGACCGTCGGATCCGCGGGGATCGGCACGATGGATGCCTCGAAGGGCGTCCACTTCGTGACGAGGTACGTGGTCAGGCCCGATTCGGCGCGCGCGGCTTCCTGGCCGGCGCGCGTGTCGAGTTCCTGCCCGGATTGGTGGCGCACGCTGCCGGCCTGCTCGAGGCTGCGCAGGTGCGCGCGGAATTCGTCGCCGGTGAAGGTGCGCGTCGGCTTCCACTGCGAGAAGTCGGCGGCGTCGCCCTGCTCCGGCCGTTCGATTTCGACGATTTCATCGACCATATAGCCGACGCTGACAAGCTGCCGGATGCCGTCGGCGACGTCCTGGCGGATTTCCTCGGCGCGCTGTGCGCGGGAGAAACGCGCGGTGACGCGCAGGCGGCGATCCTCGATGCGCGGATCGAGGACGACGCCGATCTGCTCGTCGGTGTCGTGGTTGAGCAGCAGCGGATGCGAGTTGTCGGCCAGGCGCGACAGGTCGATGGCCTCGCGCTTGTGCGACAGGATTTCCACGCCGAACCAGCGCTCGTAGGGCTCCTCGCTGCTGATCGCCAGCTCGATCGTGCGCGCATCGGCGTCGATCTGCTGCGGGCTTGGCTTGGCGCGGAAGGTGCGATGCAAAATGGCGTTCATCGATCGGCGGCTTTAGGTGGTGATCAGTTCGCGCACAGTTTGGCGATGTCGCAACGGCAAGTTAAGGCAAAAAATGTCCGCATCAGGGCGGCGGCTGGTCGGCGGCGACGGCCGGAGCGGCTGGCTCGGGCGATGCGGCGAGGCCGGCATCCTCGAGCTGCTGCTGCTCGTCTGCGAGTTCGTCGACGAGGTCGTCGAACTCGACGCCCTGTTCGGCCGTGATGCGCGTGCGGCTGGTGAGGCGCGCCGCGAGCAGTACCTGGTTGGCCTGACCGTCCTTGAGCGGATCCACCCACTGCCAGCGGCGGCCGCGGAAGCTCGAGGCGAGCACGAATTTCTGCAGGCGGTCGGCCGGCAGCACGGAGCCGGACTGCGGGAAGGTGATCTGCCCCATCAGCAGCGCCATGGCCAGCCATTCCTCGTAGATCGGCTGCACGAAGCTGCCGATCAGCCAGTCCTGCAGGATCATCCATGCCTCGCGCTCGGACAGCTCGGCGATGCGGGCCGAGCTGTAGTTCACGTCGGTCATGTCGCCGGTGAGGTTGTGCGCCGCCACGTCGAGACCGGCGGCGAGGCCGCGCAGACAGGCTTTGAGGAAGGGGTCGAAGTTGGCGTGCGGGTATTCCGGGTTCCACGAGTTGAGGCGGTAGCCGGGCGGCAGCTCGAACATCTCGCCGGCTTCAACGTTGATCTGCCCAATGCCGCTCGAGCTGCGGCCGTCGAACATCATCGACGAGGCGTCGAGGCTGTCTTCGCTGCGCTCGATGGCGGCGATCTTGCTGGCGCCGATCTGCGCCGCGGTGACCGCGGCTTCCTCGAACTTGTGGATGGTCGAACCGCGCAGGATGACGGCATGCATCCACGTGACGCCGCGTACCTGCTCGGCGCGATCCGGCAGGTAGATGTGGCAGAGGTCTGCGGCGGCGACGCGCTCGACGACGCCGGCAGCCATGGCGAACGATTCGCCCGGGTGCGAGGTCTTGACGTGGTACGCGACCGGGCGGCCGATGGAGTCGATCTCGACGCCCTGGCGGATCGTGTTGCCGTTCTGCAGCCGCATGTTGAGCGTGTCGTCGAGCCGGTCGGACTCGAGGAGCTGCAGCCCGATGCCGTAGGGCAGCGAGCGGTTGCGGATGATGCGGACGATGGCCTCGCCATCGCGTGCGACGGCGCGCACGATCGTTCGCAGCACGGCATAGAGCGACTTGTGGCGGCCGGTGACGTCGGCCGACTTGCCCCATCGCTCCCAGTGCTGCTCGATGGCGTCGTTCGCCGCCTTGTCGAGCGTCGCCGGCCGGTCTGGGTTGCGCGCATCGCGCAGGGCGCGCACCTGCAGCTTGGGGTTCTGGCGGCCGACGATGTTGATCGCGCAGAGCGAGAGAAAGCGTTTGCCGTGCTCGTTGTTCGCCGCGAGCTGCCGCGCGCGGGCGCGCAGGATCGGCAGCGCGCCGTCGAGATCGGCATTGATCGATCCGGACCAGTTGGCGAGGCTGGATTGCAGGCGGCCGACGGCGGCGCCTGCGAAGCCGTAGGTGCTGGAGCCGCTGCCGGCCAGCGACGACGCCCAATCGCTGCGCCCGAGCAGCATGCGCCAGGCGATGCCGACGCGATCGAGCAGGCGGGCCGGTGTTCTCAGGTCCATGTGCGTGGCCTCAGGTGCGGAACTGGATACGGCCGCGGCATCGC